AGAACGTTATGCGTTTGATGTGCACAATCAAGAGGCCGTGTTACTAAGCTATAACCGTAAACATAAGGTACAGTTGCGCGGTGCTGACACAATGAACTCTAACGTGGGCACTAAGTTTATACACAGTGATTCAATCGGTAAGAACGTACACTCTTACTTCATATTAAATGGCGTTGATTATTATACAGCAGGGGCATAGCATGAAGAACTTAACAGCGGGACACCTAATAAACAATGGCGGTGGTGAATTCTATCCCTTTAGGGTAGTGGCACAAGGTACGTTTGACGCCCTTAAATGGCACGTGGTGTGGCCTAATGGTAGCTACACAGTATGTAATTACGATAGGGTACACGATGCATGTAACAAAGCCCGTCTATTATTCTCTGTATGGAGTGCATAGCTAGTAGCCTAGTGCCTGAAGAGAACCCACTAACAGCGCGTGAACTTGCATTCACTGGACGTGGTAAAGGGGGCAAACATTCAAGCAAGCGAGGCAATACCGCCAGCCTTAAGCGTGCATCAACTAAGCGTAATAACATACGCAAGTTTGGCTAGTTGATAGCCTATAGCAGGGTGCTAGCCTGTTATGTGATATTAACTAACAACAAGGTAGAACTATTATGAGTGTAGCAGTGGCAGATGTCCGTGATTTAATCAACGAGCTGGAAGAGGTGGCATACCTCCTTGATAGCGGTGACTTTCAATCAGCTTATGATGAGCTTGAGAATCAACAGGGTACCATCGGTACCATCGCCTCACATATAGAGGAGCTACTATGAATAACTTACACACGCTATTAATAAACGAGGTGCCAGCTATACAATCACAGCTTGCATCTATAAACAGAGGGGGCTGTGCTATATTCGCGCACCAATTACACCTCGCACTAGCTAGCAGAGGCATAGCCTCCGACATAGTATTGGTGGAGTATTCATGGTATGACGCGGACGATGTAAACTCTATGCTTGTTGCCCATAATACCACGGACATTAACGAGGTATATATGGACGAGCTTATAGAGTATGTCAGTGATGAATTTGACCCGTGTATAGGGCACCTGTGCGTAGCAGTAGGGGGCAAGTTGTATGATGATAGTGGTGTAGTCTCACATACTATTATCAGTGACCCTATTGACGCTGATGTAGCAGAACTGTTAGTAGAGAAGGTATCATGGAACCCTACGTTTTTAGACTCCAACTCATGTGATATGAAGGGTGCACAGGCTATCATGTCTAGCTTTTTCACTAATGTATTCAGTAATCTAACTGACAGCGAGGTAGTCGCATGAGTAAGAAACTAACGCCAGCACAGGTCAATGATAAATTCATGGCAGACATGCGAGCAAGGGGGCATGAAACAATCTTTGCATTGGAACTACCACACCCTGCTAGTACACGTAACTGCCAGCTAATACTGGCAAGACAGGGCAATCTAATTTACATACGTGAGGAGGTCGCATGATTAAACCCCACTTGTTTAAACGCTTTGGGTACTGGCGTGTATCACGTAGACCTAAGCCGTACGGTGCAACGGACAAAGCATGGCACCTTGCACACTTACATGCTATACAACTAAACAATAAACTCAGGGAGTAGCACCATGGATAAGGCAATTTGTGTAGTACTTGAAGTGGGTACGGGTGGTAACCCCTCCGTGATGTCAGCCTCATGTATTGGGGAGCGTACCATAGTACGTAAGGTGTGTGACTTGCCTGAACAGCAACCAGCACATGCAATAGCATTGCTAATGTGTCACCAAAAGAAATGGCCTACTGACCTAGTGTATGGGCTGTTACCTAATGGCACTGAGGTCTTTTGTTTCAGAGAAAGCGGGAGATAGCTGATGACGGCATTAGAATTGGATGCATACCTAGCTAAGAAGTATGTCAACAAGGTAAGCAAATGTGCTACTGATGACATGGCCTTTGAACTAACCTTTGCAGAGTTCAAGAAGGTGATGACTGCTAAACGTTGTAAGTATACGGACGTACTGCTCACCTATCAGAGGGGAGTAGTGCAGATTGATAGCGATGTCACTATAGACAGAATAGATAATAACAAGGGGTATGTTAAGGGTAATGTAGTGGCCTGTTGTCACGGGTACAACGCATTCAAAGCTATCCTTGAGCACCCAGACACGTTCATTACATTCGAGCTACTGCATAAGGCAGTGGCGGTGCAGGTTAAGCTGATGGGGAGGTGTCCATAGCTACAAGACTAAGTAACGGGTTACGAATGCTGCTAGTGACAGCCCTCGTGACAATGCTAGTAGGACAATCACTAACAAGGGTAGCCTGTGCACTGTGGTGGTACATCGTTATGGTCATAGGATGGGGCATTATATTACTGCCCTTCACCTTAGTAATACTTTATTTTATATTAATCTAATCAACAAGGTAGGTCGCTATGAAAGTTTTATCCCCTCACTTCTTCATGGAAGTATTAGTTAAAAAGTTACACACAACAGTGGACAAATACGCCACGCTTAATCGTGAAGGTAACACAATCCTGTACACTACCAAGGCACAGCCTAAGCTCAAGCAAACCATAAGCTTAGCCCAAGGTAAGCGTATCTTTGAAGACCTGTATGGTGCCATTGAGCAACGATGGGTGGTGACACCTGAGTATGCCGCACTGCAGGCACGTAAGGATAAGGCTATCAGTCGTAGAGCTAAGCGTAACACACGTAAGCCTCGTACATTCAACAAGGGGTATGCTTAAGAACAACATCATGGGTGAGCTGCTTGATGTTATCAAGACTAAGCTACTGAGTAGTAAGTTCACTGTGGGTCAGCGTTGTGAGATGTATGCGCCAGCAGCTAAGGAGCTTGTACGCGTGTATGGTGCTAAGTTCCATGACTCTAAGGGGTATAGCTTCACAGTAACGCTGGTACATGCCAACATGTTATGGACTAATGATATAACGTATGGGAAAAATATAGAAGGGGAAGCCAGCCCTCCTCCTCATCATACATATGGTGTGCCTATACCCTCTGTAATTAATAGGTTTATACGGCCTGTAACAGGTGAGTGACTACAAGCAGTCAGTGACTGAGCAGGTGTTGTCTCTACCTGAGGGGTGCAGTACACGGGGGATATGTCCCAAGTGTGGCACTACCTCTGCCTTCAGCATGACACGTAACAGCAGTGAGATAATGTACATATGTTTCAGTGCTACATGTGGCTTGAAGGGTGTTATAACCTCGAAGGGTAGTGATAGTACAGGCTTAGAACAAAACGTTATTAGACAGCATAAACTATTTAATGGTAACCTGTCTGTCTTACATGCACACGAGGAGGACTATCTACACGATACATTCCTCATAGATTATGAATGGTTACATGCTGTTAGGTTCTCTGAGCAGGACATGAGGGTGTACTACCCGCAGTATGATGTGATGGGCAGGGTGGCAGGATATATAGCCAGACATTACCCCGCATTGGACGGGGACATGCCTACCAAGGGAGCCAAGGCATACTGGAAGCAAGCAATACAAGGTGACATTGGCCTATGCTTTCCTAACATGAATGTGTTGCAACAAGTGGTGACAACCAAGCGTATGTGTGTGGTGGAGGATTACCCCTCTACCTTGCGCATTAACTCACAGATAGGTATGCCTACGTGCTGCTTAGGAGGTACTAGTATATATGAGAGACACATCAGCACCATGCTATCACTAGGTGTTACAGAGTTAATCATTCTGCTTGATGCAGATGCAGTAACCAAGGCTATCAAGCTTAAGCGTAGCTTATCCTTAGCCTTTGATAATGTACATGTCATACCCCTGCTGGGAGCAGACCCCAAGGACATGACAGTGCAGGAATTAAACAAAACATTCGAGGGTATATTATGAAAATTAAATTTAATAACAGAACAGACACAGGCTTCTTATATTACTCTTTCCATAAGGAGTACAAGCACCATACGCTGCCTGCCACTAAGGATGATGGTGGTTACCTTGTAGAATTTCCTGTACCTGTAGGAGACATCGCAGTCCTGAAGACGTTATGGTGGTACCATGCGGACGTAGTGGAGGTGCTTCATGTGCAGCACTAAATCAGCAGGCAAGGTTAAGTTATTAAAGGCAGCGTTAGACTGCTACCCTAACTTAGCCCCAGCAGTGGGGCATGCATTGCCCTGTAGTACAGAAGACTTTGGCGATGGTAACAAGTTGTTCAAGGTACCAGCAGAAGAGTTAGAGAAGTTGGGATGTAACGTAGGTACATGCGGACAGCCCTTCCCTTTTTACGGTGAAGAAGTAGAGGAGTTAAACTTACTATGAGTAATCCATTTAAAGCCGGCGATAAAATTACAGTGGAACCAGCAAGCGACGCAGAGCAGGCGTGTGCCCGAGACACTACTACAGGTAAAAGTTATACCTTACTTGAGGTAGACACTTATACATGCACTAAGGGCAAGCATGATGTGAAATTTATAGATGATGCAGGAGATGAGGTACACTTACGCCCCGAGTCAGTTACCCTGTCCAAGGAGTAAGCCAATGAACGAGGGCAGTATACTATCAGCATTGATACAGTCCCGTGAAGCTTATGATGCAGTGATACCTTACCATGATGATGGTGACTTCAGTGATATGGGGGAGCTGATATTCAAGGAGCTAGTTAAGTATTATAATCGTGATAGTACAGCTAGTGAGATGGATAAGCAGTCGCTACTTAGCAGACTGTCAAGGTGCTACCCCAAGCACATCGCTAAGTTTGATTCATTCTTAAGTAAGCTAACGCCCGTGTCAGTGGATAACATCCTCGATGACTACAGGGCTATGAAGTCCGACAGTCTAGGGGAACTGATAGGGGGCTACTTGTTAGCTAAAGAACACAGCAAGGCTGCGCCCTTACTTGAAAGGTACAACAGCATACAGGCTGATGGGTTACAGAACGAGGTGGATGCACCTATAGTGTATGCTGATGCAGATGTGGAAACCTTTGCTGAGTCACTCACTACCAAGAACAGAATACCTATAGCACCACGAGAATTGAATGATGCTTTTGATGGAGGACTTATAGCAGGCAGTCATACCTTAGTGTATGCTCCGCCTGAGACAGGTAAGACAGCGTTCGCTATCAACACAGCGTATGCAATAGCATGTACCAAGCGGACACGTGAAGGGGACAAGTGCTTATACATAGGCAATGAAGAGGCAGCTGACATGTACTTGATGAGGCTACTATGCCGCTTCACTCAGTGGGATGCTGAGCAAGTACAAGAGGACAGGGCAGGGGCTATGGAGCTAGCCCGTGAGAGAGGATGGGGTAACCTAACCTTTGTACATCTATCACCGGGCACGGTGGCACAGGTGCAGGCTCTTATCCTTGAGCATAAGCCTAAGGTGTGTATCATTGACCAACTATCCAACCTGATACTAGGGAAGGGTAAGGAACCTGAGAAGACACAGCTACTGGAGAAGCTAGCCTACGCTATGCGTATGTTTTATAGCAGAAATAAAGTGGCAGGTGTAAGCATGGCACAGGCAGATGAGAAGGCAATAGGTAAACTATACCTGACCATCAAGGATGTGTACTACAGCAACATAGGGGTGCAAGGACAGACTGATGCCATGATAGGTATCGGAATGAATGCAGAGTACCAAGCCTCAGGGCGTAGGATACTGAACATAACCAAGAACAAGTTGGGAGGCAAGCACTTAGCTATAGTCGTACAACTTAACCAAAAGATATCAGCATTCAAATCAATAGGATAATTATTATGTCTAAGTTAAATTCTACAACAAAGCATGCACCAGAGGAGGGGCTAGTGTTTCCCTGCCTACGGGAACACAAGAACACAGGAGCTATCTTCCTCTTCAGTGATGAGCTTGAGGCAGTCATACTATCAGGGGTGCAATTAGGTAGCTGCATCAATACGTGCACTCAGGAAAACTTCAAGCCCTTTCATGGGGATGTAATCATTACACAGGAGTAGGCTATGTACGTATGTAATTGCTATGGTGTAACAGAACAGGATGTCATACAACTAGCTGCAAGCGGCAGTGTTACATTCAAGGAAGTGGCACGGTACCTCAAGGACAAAGGTAGCTGTTGTAAGTGCTTGCCTAAAACGTTGGAGGTGTTTCGTGAGGAGTACTCGAAGAACATTACGTGGCACTACAGCCCACCCATTGGCTAAGCTACCCAAGGCTATGCTTAAGGCATTGCCTAAGTTCTTACTGATGCCAGACCCTGACATATATTTGTCGGATAATTTTATAGTAATAGACTTAGAGACTAACACTAAGGGAGATGCACGTAGCCCTCAGCCTTGTTGGCCTGCTAACAGTATCGTATGTGGTAGCTGGTGCATTGGGATGAGAGGTGAGGCACACAATGTATATGGTAATGAGTTAGAGATGGGGGAGTTAGTAGAAGCAATGGAGGATGCTGACTTTATCATAGCTCACAACGGTAAGTTTGATACGGGATGGTTGCAACGAGCAGGCATAGACCTACGCAAGCTGATACTGTATGACACCATGATAGCTGAGTACTGTCTCAATGGTAACTTACAGACGGAGCTATCGTTAGATGCCCTGTCCACTAGTTACCTAGGCAAGAGCAAGGCACCTTACATTAACCTATGCATGAAGGGGAAGGTAGACCCTGAAGACATGCCACGTAGCAAGCTGATTGACAGGTGTAACTGGGACATACTACAAACCCGTGACTTATTCTTGCATCAGTTGGATGTAATCTGTGAGAGGGGTATGCTTGGCCACGTATACACTAGGTGTCTGTTGTCTACAGCCCTAGCTTCTATCGAGTCTATGGGCATGCACATTGATGCAGATGCAGTGAACACACGTTACCGTGAGTCTGCTGTCAAGCTAGCAGCCGCTAGTGCAGAGTTAGATATATTCACAGGAGGTATCAACCCCCGTAGTCCTAAGCAAGTGAAGGAGTTTGTGTACGAGGTACTTAAGTTCAAGCCCAAGCGTAGAGGCAAGGAGCCGATATACAGTACCAAGATAGATGACCTACTGCAGCTGAAGGCTACCACTAAGCGCCAGCGTGAGTTTGTCAGGCTTAAGAAGGAACACTCGAAGTACAATGCAGAGGTGACTAAGAACTTACTGTTCTTTCAGGGAGTAGCAACGGACAAGCGAGATGATATACCTGAAGGGGTATTCTATGCACAGTTTAACCAGTGTGTCACCAAGACTCACAGGCTGAGCAGTAGTGGTATCAAGCGTACCTTTGCACACTTGCTAGATGATAAGGGCAAGGAGATAACTAAGTCAGTACAGTTTCAGAACTTTAGTAGACAGTTCAAGCCTTGTTTCTCCCCTCGTAAGAAGGGATGGGTGATGGGTGAAGCTGATGGTAGTCAGTTGGAGTTCAGGGTTGCAGCCTTCTTAGGTCAGTGCCCCGTAGCTACACAAGCTATCGTTAATAACTTAGATGTCCACACAGACACGATGAACGTACTCTGTGATGCAGGCCAGCCTACCACTAGGCAGGAAGCTAAGCCTCATACGTTTAAGCCCTTGTTTGGGGGCATGAGTGGCACGGATGCTGAGGTTAAGTATTACAAGTGGTTCAATGAACACTACTCAGGGATAGGCAAGGCACAGCAGGGATGGATTGACACAGCACTAAGGACTAAAGAGGTGAAGATGCTACACGGCTTCAGCTTCTTCTTTCCTGACTGTCACATGCAACGTAGTGGGTATGTTACCAACAGTACCAACATTAAGAATTACCCGGTGCAACACTTTGCAACAGCAGAGATAATACCGATAGCTGTGTTCTATATGTGGCACGCTATGAGAGATATGGAATCATTCTTGGTTAACACCATACATGACTCCGTAATATCCGAGGTACATCCTGATGAGCATGAAGAGTTTAAGGAGTACAGCCTGCACGCATTTACAACATGTGTGTACCACTACCTCAAGGAAGTGTACGGAGTAGAGTTTAATGTACCACTAGGCATAGGCGTTAAGCTTGGTGAGCCTCATTGGGGTACAGGGAAAGAAGTTAAATGTGTTCCACTACCTCCGTATGAGATGGAAGGTATTGATTACACTGAATTAATAACGGAGTGGATAGATGACTAGACAATTTAAGTTCAACGGGTACCATGACAAGCCTTACTATGGTGACGGAGCGTTCACAAAAGGCAAGGTGTACCTCGTAGTAGGAGATGTGGACTATGCTGCTGGTAGAGACCCTCGTGATGCAGATGCACTCTTTGTTGATGATAACGACAAGAAGAACCATGAGGAGATACAGTACTTCACTGAGGTGACTGATGGCTAAACGAATAGCAGTTAGGTACATAGGTAATATGCATTCCCGTTGCCGGAGTATGAAGTTTATACCAGAGGGTACAGAGTTCAAGGCAGTGGAAAGCTTAGACAGCAATGGCACCTTCCAAGGTGTAATCATTAGAGGTAGTAACTTAACGAAGGCATGCAAGGGTAAGCATAAGTTTAAGTCTAAGCAGTACCTGTTTACCATAGGGGATAACCCTAAGGAAAATTCAATGGAGGTCGTAAAGGCTAAGGAGTAAGCATGGCACATGTACGCATAGTAACGATAGGTAAGGGTACTACCCTCCGTAACATAAAGATGGATGGGTGTACTACGAAAGCATTAAACCAAGCAGCCAATACACTAGAGTCTCTGATACACCAAGAGAGGGACATACTCTCAGTGGAGGTAGACTACACAGGCTGTGATGATAGTAAGACTGTCGAAGGGCACAACCCATGCCAGTAATATACAAGGCGTTGCACACAGGTAACAAGAACCCATGGAGCCGGGAAGAGATGCAGTATATATTAGACCATCATAAGGAAAACTTCGTAGAAGAATTAGCAGTACACTTAGGTAGAACAGTATCAGCCGTTAAAGGCAAAGCTCATGCAATGGGCTGTAGTATTAAATCAAAAGGTATTAAATAATGTCAGACCATGTTGAAGGTATAGTAGCAAAGATTACTGAGAAAGCCACACGTAATGGGGGCACCATATACAATGTGTGCTTAGAGATAGATGGCGCAGATGATGAGTGGTTTGGCCACGGATTCGAGGAGCCTGCATTCCAAGAGGGTGATGAGATTGAGTTCGATATCTCTTACAACGGAGACTACTGCAACGTAGACCCGAACACAGTTAACATCCTGAGTGAAGGAGAGCCTAAGCCTCGTGGCCGTAGCAGCGGAGGCAGAAGTGGTGGACGTAGTGGAGGTGGGCGTAGCAGTAAGCCTGCAGGTCGTTCAGGAGGAGGTCGCAGTAGCAGTAGAAGTTCCAAGCCTGCATCTAAGCCTGCAAGAGGCAAGTCATCAGGGGGTGGTGATAAGCCTGCCACTATGAGCAAGGAGGAGTGGGCACAGAAGGATAAGATTATACGCAGACAAGCGTGTATGAATACAGCCATCGCCCTTATTGGTACGGCTGTTAAGTGTGAACTAGTGGCACTGCCTGCTAAGAAAGCTGACAAGCTTGATGCATTCGTTGCCCTGTGTGATGAAGAGGCTGACCGCCTGTATGACCAGTACGAGGAACAGGTGTACGGCAAGAAAGAAGCAAAGCGAGGTAGTCGCAAGTCCCGTAACGATGACTACGACGATGACATCCCAGAGTAGCGCCAGCGGGGACACCATTTACTTTGATGATGACATACCATTTTAAATAGAGGGGAGCAATCCCCTATTGGAGGTAACATGGAAGCAGATGAGCTACGTAAATTAGTATTACAATTCGTAGAACAAGCATCCCCTATTGTTATGGTGTCCACGGGCACCGAGTCAGGCATATTAGATGTGCAGGGTACGCTATCCTTATGGATGCAGGTACCTGACTGTAGTTACACTGCCATGTTCTTAGGATGGGCACTCGCATCAGGCCATGACATCAACAGCTTCAGTCCGAAAGAACTAACACAGGCTGTACAGACAGCCCTAGTAGGGGACAACAAGAACGTGATGTTCGACTGGCTAGGGGATGCCGATGCTAGCGACAAGCCTCACTAAGGAGTCACCATGGGTAGGACAAGTAGGTACGATAAACAGAATGTATTAGTACTTGATAGTGACAGCAGTGTATACGCTATCGGTTTCGTTACTGAGACTAAAGAGCATTACCTGTATGGACTTGATGGGGTGCTATGGCAAGGAACGGATAAACGAGAGCTTAACAAGTGGCAGAAGGAGAACGACCCTAATAAGCAACTAACGTATGACTTCACAGTGCACGTTGCACCTGTTAGTCATGCACTTTCATCAGCTAAGAAGTTTGTAGCCAATACACTGGCATTCACAGGCTGTAGCAGGGTGATAGTATTGCTCACTAAGGGAGGTAACTGCTTCAGGCACCACTTAGCTACCATCCAACGGTACAAGGGTAACCGCATTAACATGCAGAAGCCTGCACATTATGATGCTATCCGTGAGTACTACATGACATACCATGGAGCTAAGATGTATGACAAGTGGGAAGCAGATGATGCAGCTTGTATGGCCTTACATAGAGGTAGTGGTGTTGAAGGTATCTCGTATGTACTAGGCACAATAGACAAGGATTTAGCACAGCAACAAGGGAGACATGTTAACCCGTCCAAGAAGGACGAGGGTGTGTACACTATCAATGAAGTGGAAGGGTGGTATAACTTCTACCATCAGCTACTCATGGGCGATAAGGCTGACCATATCAAAGGGCTAAGCGGTAAGCGCGGTGCCCCCGGTATTGGTGCAGCTAAGGCACACAAGCGGCTATCAGCTGCAGGGAATAACATCTCCCACATGTGCCAGATAGTGTACGATGAGTACGTGATTAAGTACGGAGCAGAGGAGTTCAACTACATACCATGGTGGTGTGAGGAAGAGATGAATCCTGACGCAGAGTTTGCGGATAGACCTAGAGTATTGAAGGGCACAGCCCTTACAATGTTTAGAGAGAATGCAGACTTACTGTACATGCTACGTACACCAACAGACCAGTACCTGCCACATTGCAGGGTGTTGCTTGACCAATGGGACAAGTACCCCGAGGGTACAGCATACCACTTCTTACCTGATAAGGAAGAGACTGATGATGAAAGTTAAGCGCAAGTGTTGTGGTAAGTGCTTGTTCGGTAGTAACAAGATAGTATCAGATGAGCGCAAGCAATCTATACTTGATGATTGTACTGAGAACGATACGCACTTTGTGTGCCATGAAGGCACCATAGCAGGCGAAGATATATGCTGCAGAGCATTCTTTGAGCAGCATACTACTAACATGCTACGTATCAGCCAACGATTACACATGTTGGAGTTCGTAGAATAAGGAAGACGACGATGAAGAAGGCTAGAATACAATTTACTACCTCAGGTGCAGTAGTACACACTGTAGCCTATGATGCTTACATATGTGAAGGCTGCTTATGGCTAGACTTAAGTGAAGACGGACTATCTTCTAAGGTAATACCTCTACACTCCATAGCCTGCGTAGACTTTCAAGTACCAACTGAAGATGACGACGAGGTACACTATGACAAAACGTAAAGTTCGTGAGCAAGAAGCAAGAGCTGATAAGTTAGAGAAAGCTAGACCACAGATATATGTTAAAGGATTGAACCCTAAGCAGGATGCTTACATTATATCCTTGCAAACTTCAGCATGTACCATAGTGACAGGCAGTGCAGGTACTGGTAAGACATACCTAGCAGCAAGCCTAGCAGCCCGTGCGTTAGCTGAACGGGAGATAGCTACTATCGTTATCAGTCGGCCTAACGTGCCAACAGGTAAGAGCTTAGGAGCTTTCCCCGGTACAGTAGAAGAGAAGATGGCACCATGGTTAGTACCCATTACCAATACACTCAAGCAACAGCTAGGTATAGGTTTCTACGAGCATGCATGTAAGAATGGGAACATTCAGATACAGCCTATTGAAACTATACGTGGTCAGTCGTTTGATAACTCTGTCATCCTATTCGATGAGTCACAGCAGTTAGAGATAGACGAGGTGAAGGCTATCGTTACACGTATCGGTAAGTTCTCTCGCTTAGTACTGATGGGAGATACCTCGCAACGGGATAACAATGCGAAGGGCTTAGAGTACTTGATAGGCTTAGCGGAGAGACACCACCTACCAGTGGCACTGCACCACTTCACTAGCGATGACATTGTACGTAGTGATGTATGTAAGCTGTTCGTTAAAGCATTTGAAGCAGAGGAGTAATATGATTTACTTAGTGCAGTTCTTAATCATGCTCGTGTATGTATTCCTTAAGGGATTCCAACATCAGAATGTTATAGGTGGTAAGTATCTATCAGCAGCCATACTGTCGTACCTAATGGCAGGGTTTGAAGTAGCCTGTATAACCTTCGTGGTTAAGCAGGGATGGTACTCAGTAATACCTGTAGGCACAGGAGCTGCACTAGGTATTGTATTATCCATGTACATGTATCGTAGATTTAATCCAACGGAGGATAATTAGATGGCTAAAATAATTGCAGGAGTAGATGGGTTAGAGCATTTAGTAACGCCAGAAGGCACAAGCCTTTGTGGCAAAGTACAAGATAAACCTCCTATAGGGGTAGGAGTATTAACCTGTCCTGAGTGTGCAAAGATAGCACTGTGTGCAGTGGAGTTAGTGACCAAAGCAGAGAAACGTGAATGGAGAAAGCTATGAGTACTGCGAAGACAGCACATGAGAAAGCCCTAGAGCTAGCTAAGGCTTCATCACCTAGGTACGGTATATACTTAGATGGTGGAGATGCAACAGCACTTAAAGATGCAATGGATATAACAGGAGCATTACTGCTATCCGTGCTGAACTCTGACTCTGAAGAGAAGACAAAGCGACAGGCACTGGCCATTTTAATTAAGGCTACACCTTCTATGGACTACACCACAATAACTAACTGCAACATAACGATGGAGAACTAACCATGGCAGCACGTAAGTTAACAGTATACAAAGAAGCAGCACAGGCACTAGCACAGTTTGAGAAAGACTATGGCAGTATCCTAGTTGATTGCTCCACCCCTAAGGGGATGAAGTCGGCTAAGGATTGTCGTAAAGAGATACGAGATGCACGTAGTAACCTAGAGGATTTACGCAAGGAAACTAAAGAGCCTGCACTAGCCAAGTGTAAGCAGATAGACAGCGAAGCCAAGGCTATCAAGGAGAAGCTGGATGTCCTCTTCACGAAGTTCGACAGCGGCATTAAAGCTATTGAAAACAAGAAAGAAATTGAAGCAAAGGAGAAGGCGGATGCAGTACTTAAGCATGCAGATGAACTCGATGCAAGAGAAGCAGCCATCTACGCCAAGGAGATTGAGCTTGGACTTAGAGAACCAGATGATGAGCACCTACCTGAGGGAAGTGCCGACACTGGTGACAGTGGTGGTGATACTGAGCACCTTAATCGCAGTCCTCGTAATAAGCGTAAGCTAGAAGAGTCTATAGCAGAGCTAGATGATTCAGCAGAACAAGTGAGCACTATCTGTGAACCACACATCAAGGTGGCAGCTGAAAGACTACATGTACTTAAGCGTATACGTGCTCTGGTAGAGCCTACGGATGCACAGCCTACTGGGGAGATAGACGAAGAGATAGCCCGCACACATGACGAGGTAATAGCTGAGGTGTGGGAGCTAGTCGATGTCTTCAAGTAAAAAGATTAAGGGGTATATCTTCCGCAGTAGCAAGGGTGGCTACTTCAGAGAGTACATGGCAGGGGTTACCTATCACAAGGGACTTGCCTATGTGTATACCCGGATAGAGGCACAGGCAATAGAGGATGTGTGCAAGGGATGGGGTAGTAAGGCTGAAGGTAAGTGGCGAGAAGTTTATGAGTAGGGTTAGTAAGGTACCACTGGAACCGTGGCAACAATGTCCTGATGTATGGAAGACTGAGGCACAGTTCTTCATATGGATGAGAGGCCAGATGCGTAGAGCATGGAGTAGGCATCCCGTTAAGCTATCATACATGCATCAACATAGGAAGAGAGTACCATTGGGTCGTGTGACGAAGTCAAACCCTGAGGGGCTTGTATGGGGCTGTCAGTGTGAGCACTGTAAGCAAGAGTTTAAGCAAACGGAGTGTGAAGTAGACCACATGAATGCAGCAGGTAGCTTCAAGGGATGGGAGGACTTCGAGGTATGGATGACTAAGCTCATGCACATTAACTTCGATAGTATACGGATAGTGTGCAAGGGGTGTCATCGTATCATCAGCTATGCTGAGCGTATGGGCATTACATTCGAGGAAGCTAAGCTGGAGAAGGAAGTGATAGCCTTCACCAAATGGCCTATCTCACACCAAGTGTCATGTCTTGTTGAGTTCTCTTCAGGACAATATGGCAACGCTAAGCAGCGTAGAGCTGCATACAAGAAGTTACTACAGGAGAAGCTATGAGGAAAATTATAAAGTTACTACTATCTGCATGGACTATAAACTTGGTAGTATTTACATCTACCCTGTTCATACACGGCTACTACGATAGCATAGGTCATTGGTCTGAGACAGCATGGGATGGCATATTGTTTACGAGTGTCCTAACAAAGATTGTATTGTCTATATGTCTAGTAGCTAGTAGCGTTGACCATGGCATATGGACTAAGGGAGACGATTGATGAGCAAACCAAGTAAGCAAGAGATAATCCCGTTACAAGATAGAGTGTTGATAGAGCCATTCGAGACAGACCATACATCTGCAGGAGGGATTGTCCTAGCAGGAGATGACATGAAGTATAACCGAGCCAAGGTGTTAGCCGTAGGTGCAGGTCGTGCCATGCCACGGGAGATACCATCATCTATGGTGACTTACAGAATACAATTGAAGATAAGCTGAATGGTAAGCGTGTGTTGCTCGTTGTAGAGCAGGGTATAGTGGCCATCATTAAGGAGTAGGATATGTCCATAGGAAAACTTAACAAAGGTTTAAAGGCTAAAGTGATTGAAGCTGCAGAGTATGTAGAGAATGGCGACCCTTGGAAGGATGTAATGAATGACAGTGAAGTATCAGAGGTACTAATTTATTTAGCTCAAGTATTAAGGGGTAGGTATGTTTACGTCTAAGATTAGGATTACTGCTACAGCCTTAGTTATCTGTGCAATACTAATGGGGTTTAGCGCCAGCGGTATTGTACATGCAGCAGAGCAAACAGTAGCCACGGCAGAAGAGGCAGCTAAGTGTTACATATTCGCTGAGGCTAAGGGAGATACTCCTGATACGCTTATAGTATTTGTACGTAGGCTAGAGAAGTTTAGCCATAACTTCAGTATCATACGAACACTAGGGTATTACGAGGGAGTGCTAGATACCTATGGACAAATCAACGCTGAGGCGTTTGGTTCCTTTGATGCTAGTAGGAGGGATGCAGCTAAGAACTTATACACTCTTATGGGCTGTACTATTAACGTGAGGATATAGCATGACAGAGCAATGCTGTGGTACAACGTGTAATAAAGATAAGCTAGAGGCAGAGTTTAAAATAACAGGAGCTATAGAGTTTGTGGAGTTCCTAGAGGCTAACGCCACAGAGGATGTGAGTAAGGAAGCTGTTGCAGAGTTGCTGGATGCGTATATATTTACCATGGATAGCTGATATACTGTTATAACTAACAGGAGAGTATTATGAATAATGAATATGATGGCGTTGATGAAGGCTTTTTAGAAGAAGGGTACTTAGATGTATCCTCCGAGGTGACAGGCCCGTAGCCTTAAGTAAGAGGGGAGCACTAAGCTCCCTTTCTTTTTGCCTGCTATATAGTGAAGTAGTTTGTTCCATTAAAGTACAGTGTGGTTGATTGTAAGTCTGCACTAAGAATCAACGAGTCCTGAAAGTCTATCTTAATATCCCTATCCCCTGCCACCTCAGCTACACCAAATGCCTCTGCACTGGCTATACCTGTCGGTCTTAGGAATGTAGCTTGGCTAACATTATGTGCACCAAACGATTCCTCACTAGCAATGCCACTAGGAGATACGGTCACAGCTCCTGTGGTTAACACAGCCGTGCCGAAAGCTTCTTCCGATGCTATCCCACTAGGAGACAACACTTGTACATTAGCGACAGTGTGAGAGCCGAAGGCTTCAGCACTTGCAATGCCTGTAGGACTTAGGGTAACTGCGCCAGTGGTTAGTACTGCTGTACCAAAGGCTTCTTCTGAAGCTATTCCTGTTGGTGATATATCGTCACCACTAGCTGCTACCCAATCTGCACCTATACTCCACGGGTCTGATATTGCCTCACCATCTATATCTATGGCATCAGTAACACCGCTTAAATCTACACCTTCATCTTTAGCTGCTGTATCTCCGCTAGCTAAATGATAATCATCTGACCCAGCATCTTCAAAGGTAAATGTCTGGCTTACTCTGTCATTGGTGTTAGTTGTGTACCCAGTACCAAAGTCTGCATCCTCCGTTGCGTTGAAGTCCGACGACGAGTCCATTGTGCCTGTAATACCGTTGGTAGTTCCGTGTATTATGTTGTTCTTAAATATAGGCTTGTTGGAACTCTTTGTGAATGTGTATATGTCTACCGTATTTATGATGGTGTTGTTGTAATAACTAGCTATAGTACCTGACCCTGATGTATCTTGGGTGAATATACCACAATCAAGTATAAGGTTAAAGCACACGTCTACAACATGTCCTGACCTTGAAACCGCTAGGGCTGTAGCTTTATTAGCACCGCCCGTATCACGTACAATATTCCGCTTAAACGAACCACCGTCACAGGGGTCACCAAATGCTACTGCTACCCTTACTGTGCTTGCCGAAGTCTGCTCAAACTGTATATACTCTATCGCTACATTTTCTTCCGCTATGTTAAACGAAGTGTTAGCCCTGACACAGCTGAACTTATTATCATCCCATACACCTGAATGCCTGTAGTTCACATGCGAGGTGAATATTAATGCACCTGTAATCGTCCACCCTGACACAGTACAAGAGCCTATATCGTTAGCTGTACCACCACATTGGATGATAAGCCTATCTCCTGACGAGATGGTGCCCTGCTCTGCTGCCTCTGCAGCTGCTCTGGATGCGTATGCTGCATCTGTACCTGACAGTACGTCTATACCTCCTGTACCGTCACCCCCTGCACTAGCTGGGTTTACAAATCGGATAGTATCGGTCATTGGGTTATATCCTTAAACATCTCAGACGCACGAACCCATGTAAGGTTTAGGTGTCTGTTTGCTGCCAGCTCAGCTAGCTCCTCGGCTGTTATGAGGGATGAATCTATAACAAACTTACATCTATGTATCACCTCAGGTGTTGCTAACGGTAACGCTGAGTAGACAGGGGGTAGTATCAGTGCCTTAGCTTCTTCTAAGCTTTTCACAGGCACGTCATATACATCTACCGTATAGAACTTAGTCAACTGCTTCTGCAGCTTACCTACAGGGAAGATGTCTACTAGCCCATACTTGTTGTGACGCATAGCTGTATGTGCAGCTGTGTGCGTCTTATCTTCTGCCATTATTAATACTGTTATATCCATAGGAAGGCTCCTATAATTTAAATATTTTGTTTGCGCCACTATCCCAAGTGATTGTAATATCACCACCATTGGGGGTTACAGGTAGTCCTGTGGCAGCATCAATGTAGGCAATTAAGGGACTAGTACTAGCTGTACCCGTATCTTTGTATATAACTAACGCTTCGGATACATCCCCTGTTACAGAACTAAAAGTTATATCGGCTGCATCGAACACTCCGAGGGTACTCGTCTTACTAGCCATGTTACCTGAGGTAGCCACACGTGCGCCAGCAGGGATGTCATCTAGGAAATCATGTGTGTCTATTGCTAAGGTGTAGTCGGCTAAATCTACCAGTACAACTTTGATGTTGTCGGTTAACATAGCTATACTGCCTTCTAAAATCTTTTGTCGGCCTAAGCCATATAGTGCATCTGCCATTATTGGTTCTCCGTTGTAATGGTTATGTTGTTTGTGCTTGCGTTGTTGCTTTCATCTTTAATAACGATAAGTATATTCTTACTTATGCCACTAGGCAATATAACTTCTACATCTCCTGCAAAGTTAACGCCAAATATGTTAGTGCCTACTATCAGTGCTTGCCTGTTTACTTTAAACGTAGCAGCCTGTATAGGGATATACTTTACTGCTTCTGAGCCTCCGCCACCACTGCTGGTAGGCTGTACTGTTATCCACTCACCCCATGTACCATCAGGATGTTTAAATCTTATCTCCCCATTACGTACCTCATGTTCAGGAGCTGCGCCAGCAACCCCTTCTTCCTGTACGTGCACTGTCTTGTTAACAGTGGTAGTGATACCATCCTTTCCGGGCTTACCCCGCTTCCCTTCAATGATTTGCTTGAGGATAATAACACTGTCAGTTACTTCATGTAGTGCCATGTTACACCTCTGTTTTGTTGCCTTGCTCGTCCACCATGAACAGCTTACCTGCATCGTCCTTGAATAGTCCACCCTTAGAGGGGGTTAACTCTTCCTTAGGTGCTACTACTTCTTCCTCTTGCACGTTAGACTGTACAGCTGCCATCCTATCGGATAATCTTATTGCCCGGTTACCTACTTGCTTAGCCCAGTCAGAATCTCTCATCTCTGCAGCAGCTGCCTTCCAGTCACCTACTTCAATAGCCTTCCACATATCCTTAAATTCAGAGATACCCTTCTTGCCTAGATTGAACGTCATGTTCTGCAGGATATCAAACACTTCATCAGGTACGTGTACCTTCTTCTTCTCCAGTACGGAGGTTATGTCCTTATCAGCCTCGTTCATGTCAGTCTTAAACCAAGCATCGACTACGTCATCTGGAATTGCAGTACCTATAGGGTACAGCTTCTTCTCTTCCTTGGTCATTAGGTGGCCTACGCCCCCTGTAAGCTTCTTCTTACTGTCCTTGTAAGAGACGTGAGCGCCCTCTTTGTTACGAACGGCACCTTCATCCTTCTTGATGACCTTCTCTTCTCTGAATGGCTCTGGTGCATCCTCAACTATAGTTTCCTCCTCTTCTACAGGGAGGTTACTCAGTATTTCAGTCATTTCCTCTTGCGTTGCATCTTTCGGGAAGTCATACTGCTGGCCTTCAAACTCTACAATAGGCATACTACTCCCCTTCAGTGGCAGGAACAATGTTCCCATTAGCATCACGGACAAACTTAATAACTTCAGCACTCTCAGGCTCCTTAGGCTGTACAATGCTAGTGGCAGCTTCAGCAACTGTGTGCCAGTATGCCTCAGTACCTCCATATCTAGCTGATGGTAGTACTCCTGCTCCATTGTACTTAGCAGATATACTGTTAGCTCTGTTAAATCGTCTTGCGTATGTTGCCATACTAACGTCTGCTGTAATTGCTGTCTGTGCAAGGCCAATACGCTCTGCTTGACTACGAGGGGTAACTACTAAGCTACCTCCTTCACCTAATACTAGGCGTTCTAGCTGTACGTTAGGGTCACTGGCTAGTTCTACCAGCTCCTGACTTAGCCCGGCTGTTGTGGTTACTTGCATGTTAATGAATGCAGCTTTAAGCTTGTTACTCTTGGCTGTTGCCGTTAGTACTTTGTTGCTACCGAAGCTACTCCACGCTAACTCTTCACCACCATACTTACGTATGTCTTCGAGGGCTGCTATCTGGAAGTCTTCCTCGATACCCACAGTACTCATAGCTATACCTGCAGCTACTACCCTGTCCTGCTTCTCTTGACGTGTCTCTAGTGGCTCAGTGCCACCAATCCTAGCATACTGCTTAGGGATATTCGTCATATCAAAGGCTATCTTGGCATTGCCTGAAAGGGCAGCTACTAAAGCTTTACCTTTAGCAGTACCACCTGACTTGTCCATGAACTTCACCATCTCAATGAACCCACGAGCACCACCAATGGCATAAGCATTCACATACTCAGGCATGTTCAGTAAACTGTTCTGTACGGAGGCAATGATAGTTTTGTTGTGCTGACTTAACGTCTCAAACAACGTACCATCCTCAATCATCTGGATAGTGGTATCCCGCATCTCATTTAACGGGGCTAGTTCTGCATTGATAGCAGTACCTGATACATTCAGTCCTGCAGTCTTGGCTAGCATGGCTGATGTAGATGCACCAAAGGCAGCATTCACTTTAGATATCAGGGCACGCTTAGCATCATCCCCTATACTCTGGCCTGTTGTTACCATACGCTGAACGTCTGCCATTACATCTGTTATCAGTGCACCACCACGGTTAATCACTTCACTAGCTGCAGTGTTCAGGGTGTATGTTCCCTGCTTAGCTGATAAGTCAAACTTCTGTTGCTCGATTGCGTTGACAGATGCTGCTTGATTCATACCTACTAACTGGTCAACAGTAACGCCTAGCTTAATGGACTCTATAGTCAACTGTTCAAATGCTCTCTGTTCAGGAGTCTTAGTAGCCTTAGCTTCTGTAAGTAGCTGGCTGAATAAGGTCTTACTTGGGTCTTGTCCTGTGCTGTCACGCATAGCTCCACGTATCTCTGCCTCAAACTCAGGGGCATTACGTATAGCATTGTTCTGTATCAATTCTAATCTCTCAAGAGCAAAGGTAGATGGTAGTCTACCCTGCTTAGTTGCATCCCGTATCAGGGTGAACTCTTCTAGTGCCATAGCGACATTGGGATTAGCCAATGCCTCTTCACTGAACACACTGCTCTGTATTGACGGGAACCTAGTAGCCTTGAGTGCAAGACTAACCGCTTGGGTTCGTCCTGTTACATCATCAGTTATATCATCTTCAAGGTTCTGACGTATCAACGGTAGGGCTATGTTAGCTATATCTTCCACTGCGTCCAACACACCAGTAGCGGGAGTAAATCCTCCCTTTAGTTGCACGGGTGCTATGTCTGCTACGTTACCTGTTGTCTGGAACGGGGACGCTGCCATTATTTATTCTCCTCAGTAGCCACATACGTGGCATGGAAGATATCAGGTTTACATGGATAGAATTCCCCTTGTACTCCTCTTATAATGATGTCACCTATACTAGCGTGATGACATCCTTCTAGGGTACGTATAACCAAACCGTTTCTCTCGTCGTGGTCGAAGTTTCGCCACTCTAAAAACTTAGACATTTCATCTATATTAGTACCGTCCCATTCTAAAGTAGCAACTGTTACTGGGCGCTTAGTATAACGTTTAATCATGTTATTTATTCTCCTGTTCTAACGTGTCTTGGAATGGTTGCACGATAGCTTGTTTATTGAATACATTACTAGGGTTAAATCCTAAAGTTGTATCCAGTATAACACCTTCGGTTAACTTCTCAGGTACTGTACGTTCGTAGAACTTCTTAAGCTCCCTATCCTCGGTAGTCTGAGGGTCTGTGAATATATTACGAGCTACTTGCTCATTCACCTTGTTGATTAGAAACTCATTGTCCAGTGTCTCGTGCACCAACTGCTGTATATTCTTGACAGACTGAGCATACTTAGGGTTCATATCATGGGTGTACACGTAACGATGGTAAGCCTTGACTATAACGTCAGCTGCTTCGTTAACTAGCATGTCCACTTCTCTATTGCTCTGCTGTAGCTGTCTAACACGTGTCTCTGCAGTCAATTGAAAGCCTAGGGCTACACCCAGCTTGTCTGCGAAGGTAAAGCCATCCTCTCTCTCGATAGTCACACGACCTCTACGGTCAAGTATCTTACCCGAGTTGTGCATCATACGGGCTTTGAGCAAGTTACGTCCCGAAGACGTTATGGTGGCCATCACTACAGCTATATCAGCTGCTGTTTCCAGCATAGTAGGCTCATCCATGTCTGTTTCACTGGCTCTGTTATGCATGAGTAGTGGCTCTAGCTCTGCTAAACTTGCAAATGCTTGGGACTTCAGTACCATGCTAGACTCTTGTAGTGCTTCTCCTGCACGTACACCTGTAGTGCCTGTCACGGCAAGGAACTTAGACCACATAGGGTCTTTACTTGTTATGATATCTCTCGTAGTTTCAAACGTACTAGAGAACAATGCTGCTCTGTTGGCTATATCGATGTCCGCCCCGAATACTTCCTTAACTAGGGTACCTGTAGCCCCTTGGTTAATTGCATTAGCAGCTGTGTCATTAGGCTCTATGTCTAACCATTCGAACATTGCCGGAGCTACTACACTTACCAGAGGAACACCTGCGGAGCCGAACAGTAACACTTGTCCTACTGCTATACGTCTCTTCTGTGCAGCTGTAAAGCCACCACGCTGTGTACCCTTAGCTGTTAGCTCTACTGTCTTGGCCAGTACCTGTTGGAACTGTCCTGTCATGGAGAACATTCTTTGTGGTGCGGGCTTACCTGCGCCACCTTGCCACCATGCCTTGTTCGCGGCATTCAATTCAAGCATAGTCTTGTTAGCTTCTTGTACTACTGCAGTTAACGCATCGTCATCAAACTTAACCTTAGGGTTCTCTGCTCTCCAACGAGTGAAGGCTGAAGTAAAGCTTAAGCGTCTGTTCATTAGCTCACCTGCACGGTAGAATATTAGACTTGCATTACCACCCTTACGCAGTACATCGGCAGTTACGCCAACACCTGTGCTAGATATGTAATTCATATCCGCATTACTACGTACGGACTCATACAGTCCTGACCTTCTCCATGCGTGGTATAGCTCTGTATCTTTACCTGCCACCTCACCACCGTTTACAAGCTTCTTAAGGACTGCGTCAAACGTACTGCCATTCCGTACATTATCTAACATAGTTAGACGTGCGGAGGTAGCTATGATACCGGGGATATCACTTATCTTAACGAGGGACATGGCTACTACAGCAGCTGATGCCTGTACGTAAATCTGTGCAGGGTTCATAGCCCCTAACATGAGGTGCATATTAGCTGTTAACACAGCAGCAATAGGGTCAGTGTGCTTAAGCCATAGTGCATGCTTGATACTGTTCTTCTGTAGTCCCATACCACGGCTACCATTCAGTGCCCAGTCGTGATACTTCTGTGCTGCACCTTCAAACATACTTTCCTGTCTGCTTGGTACTCTGTTCCACGTATTAATCTGCTCACGTAATCTGCCTAGTGCTTTCCCTTCAGGAGTAGCAGGTAATCTTGTACCATTGAAGCCTTCAAGCTTAACGCTGTTGTCTAACTTGGCCACAGTGTTCAACCATTGCTTCTCTTGGCCTATTCTCCACTCATTACGTGCCAGTGCATTGCCCATGTGGTCAATATAACGGCCAAACGCCTCACCGGGAGCCATACGCTCAATAGGAACACCATCTAAACCCATAAGTAACTCATCAGCACTACGTGTACCAGTGTATAGTCCTCCTGAGCCGCTGAGGGCGCTCTCCATTCTCTCCATCTGCTTCATTTGACTGCCATCACCTATGTCGAACATACGTGCTGCATCTTCAGGGCGTATCTCAGGGTTCTTGGCAATTATTAAGTCCACTTGATTCTGTATAAACTTATCAGCATCTTGTTTAGAGCTGAATGCACGTAGTACATGGTCAATTGTATGGCCTTGCACACCAGACTTAGTTACAGGGAACTTCTGCTTAACTACAAATTCCACCCCTTCATTAATCTTAGGTACATACCCCTCCTTATAATGTAATACTTGTTCTGGAAGGTTTCTTAGACGATTTGCTTCTATGAACATGTACTCTACAACTTCACCACCTGTAGCTAAATCACCTGCGCCTGTGGTATTCCAGTCGTTACGAGAACGTACCAGTACTCTGCCTTTAGCATACATGGTATCTATTAAAGCATCTGTAATAGGAACAGTTATATTCTCATTGGCCAAGAACACGCTGTAATTAGGACGTAGTCCTGCTGATGCCTTAGCTGCTTCAGGAGTAGCCAAGCGCTTAACGGCTAGGCTCTGCCCCTTCAGGGTAACCGAGTTCTCAAATCCTGCTAGCTGTAGCTCTCTACGGGATACAAAGTTCTGCATGTCCCATAAGGAGTCGGCAAAGATTCTACGTTTGTAGTAGGCTTCCACTTCATTGGGCTTGGTTAGATGTACTGTACCTTGAGAGGTTTGTACTCCTGCAGCCAGCTCACGTTCCGTGTATACTCTGCCTCTAATCTGTGTGCCCTTGTTAACGTACTCATCACCAGCTAACTCAATGCTGTCTATACGACTCCTAGCTTGCACATCTCTAAGGCCATTGATACTTGCGTTAGCTTCAAGCCACTGGTCATTGATACGAGACTTACTAGCCACTGCTATATCTTCCAGTGCTATCGATTGCTTAACTGCATCGTTAAAATCTAAGGCTTGTCCGGGCTTGGTGATAGACCATGCTGCCGGAGATTGTCCGGGGATACTGCTGCTACTAGGTGAAGCTAAGTCTCTAACAGTCTCGACGAAGTTACCTGTCTGCTCATTGATTCTCCATGACCTGAATGCTGTATGGGTACTAGGTACAATCTCAGCTGCTCCTCCACCTGCGGGTAGGAACTCCTGTTTGCTGTTTGCAATAGTGTACTCGTACGAGAATCCCATAGAGTTTATGGAGTCTGGAATGATACGAACATTAGTAAGGCTTATACCTTCTTGTAATAAGTCTTCGGTTTTTAATTCCATTTCGTTATTAAAACTACGTATGACTAATGACCTGTCTGATTGATTCAGTGCCCCGATACGCATTAAGTCTGACTCTGTAGTCATGCTACGTACAAAGCCCTTGTTACCCCGGATGAAGTTGTTCATCATCTCCGCTGTGGCAGCAGATAGGCCACCAATGAACTCAGGGTTCATAGATGTAGCTGTCATAGGCATGGTGTTAGTGTACGCTACGTCAGAGGGCATACCGTACGCTCTGGCTATGTCCTTATCCCCAACAGCAGCTAAGTTTATAGCAGCAGCTTCTTTCTTATCGCCTGCATCTGCTATCAGTTTAATAGGATTGTTCTTCTTACGGGAATACTCTGCAGCATTACCCATGATAGCTTCCATATTCTTACGAGTGTTGATAGGTAGCTTGTTAAGCTTGGCTATCTGGGAGCCTGTCCTCGCACTGGCTAAGCCACCAATCATATCAGCTGCTATGGGTGCACCTAGTGCTAGTACGTCAAAGGTGTTTAGTACACGTACAGTGGTAATGGTACGCTCTCCACCTTCAGGCTTTAAGAAGCTTAGAAGAATACCTGCAGCATTCAATACATTCTTATCCGACTTAAGGAAACTTACACCTAAGCCTAGGGAGTAGTCCACTCCTGTGGCTGCTAGTACAGCCTCAGTTAGAGCAGGAAGCAACGCATGCTTACGCTCCGTAGGTAAGGATTGCCATGTAGCAATCATGCCCTGAATAGACTCGCCGTCAATGACATCTTTCAGCTTGGCATGTTCCCTGATATTATCTTTCACATCCTCAAAATCCATACCCATACGGAACGGTATAAAGTTACCGCCTATGTCAGATATGAAGTCAAGCGTACCAGCCTCATCCAGCATACGGGATATCTCATTACGGGCAGCTAGGTTAAAGGCTAGCTCCTCCTGTACTGCTTGGTCTAATGGGATGGTAGTAGCTCTTTGGATAACTGCCAGCTCCGTGGAGACTGGACTGTTGCGCATATTATTTATCTTCTGTTGGCCTGCTACTAGCTGGTCAATAACTCCCGGTAGTTCATTAGGCGCTATCTCACCAAAGGCGTTGCCTGCATCGCTAAGCTTACCTTCGAGGGTAGTGAATAGAGCTTCTGCAGACATGGCTAAGGAAGCAGTGGCATTGTAATCAGCTTTGGCTACGTTAATTGTAGCTAAGTCTGTGCCTCTGCCCTGTATCATAGCGTTCTGTGTAGCCAAGTCATCTGTACGTACACTGCCTGTAGTGAGAGCATCATCGAACAACGTTGCTACATTGTCAGGAGTTACAAGTCCTACACCTTCTGTTGCTTGGTCTAAGGAATCGACATCCGTGTCTAGCACTTTACCAAAAGCATCCGGGTTAATTAGTTCATCTGCCATGAGAGTATCCTATACTAAGCTGTCTAAGGCAGCTACAAATTGGTCATTCTGGGCAATCCCACCTGCTATACTAGAGACTGTTCGTGCATTGATAGCTCTGCCTTGGGAGGCGCTTATACTGTTAGAGAAGTCCGCGAGAAACCCTTGGCTCGTAGCCTGTAGGTTAGACTGTGCAATGCTGCTAGCTGTGTCACTTATGACACCAGCTCCTGCACCTGCTACTGCACTACTTCCTGCTACGCCTAGCTGAAAGCCTATAGCTTGCTGCTCTGCTACCTGTACACGCTGAGTGGCTATAGCTCTCTTAACGTCACGCTGGCGCGTTATAGCTGACACCTTGTTAGCCAATAGAGTCTGTCGCTTCTGAGCCTTTCTACCCTTACGTGTTTCTACAGCACCTACTACGGCACCTATTGCTGCTACTACGGCTAATGCTGTTGCCATTATAATTCCTTAGTGACGGAGTACTCTGTGTGCAGGTAATCTTCCCTACATAGAGCGCCACGTACGTTATCGAAGTGCGGCATATTAGGATTAAGCCCCACAGTTAAAAATCTAATGCCATTGCTACGCACATCGTCTTCGACATAAGTAAGTAAGGCTTTGAATGCACCTGTGCTTCTGTACGCGGGTGCTATGTAAAATGAGTCTGTTACTGCTTGAGTAACACCTCTGTGGTGTATCATCTCTGATGCTAGTATTAGCATGTAGCCTGCGTAGTCACCGTCTACGGTTACCTTATAGCATCTACAATGTCCTACCATCTCTGAGTAAGTATATGCCTCGTGTACGAGGTCTAGCTCTAGCTGATACTTCCCGAACGGAACCTCTTCAAGGTGTTTCGCGGGGTGGTTATTCATTAAAGTTATAAGTTCATTAAAGCTTAGACTATTAACTTTTATAGACTTGATAGTTCTTGACATAAATTAGTACCATTTGTAAAATAGAGCCATGGAAGGCGATAAAGAGAATACAAGGATGTATATTAATTGCGGCCTGTTGAGCCGCTATACTAATAGGGAGTAGCGTTGTCATAGCTACTCCTATATATACTACTTACGTCCTCTACCAGAGGCTTTGGTACCATCTGCTTTAATCTCTTTATGCTTAAGCTTAGCTAAGTAAGAGTCAGTCGCGTGTTGCGCTGCTTGTACCGAACTAAAGCCACCTTGTAACTGTACGGGTAGCTGTCCTCCACTCGTAAACGCAATCATGCGTACTGAGCATTCAGGTCTGCGTATCAACACAATATCCTTTCCGCCCTCAGTTGTACCAAGTAAAACTCTAACCATATTTTTATCTACCGCTTCTACTTCTACGCCCATAATTTGCTTCCTTTATATCTTTATTGGTAATGTGCTCATGCTCTCGCATAGCTATGTGTTGTCTTCGTGCCACTCGTTCTGCCTTAGGGTCAACTGTTTGACGTAGGCGTATGGCGCACGTGCTTAGTGCTTCGTTATAGATTAAAGTCTCCATTCGTTCAGGCACCTTCAGCGTTGCTGTCGGGTCTGTATAATCTATAACTGGAACGATATCAGCTATTATAACACTATCTACAACTAAACTCCCTGTACCTACAGTCGCATCATATGCGTCGAACGTAATGTTCTCTTCATCAAAGGATGTCCACCTTGTAGGGGGAGCATCTGTAATCACATTAATGAGTACACCATCAGCATTGGCAATGGCTGTTATGTTATCGTCCGAGGAGTTACGTCCCTGTACAAGCTCTAAAAATTCACAGGGTTGTAGGTAAAGAATCTCTGTAAACTCTGTAACAGTATTGTCCGTGTTACGGTACTTAAGACAGTTCACACGGGTTACGTCCGAAGGTATAACCAGAGTGTTAAGCTGAGTACTACCTCCTGCACGAGCATCTAGCTGGCGTACTCTATCAGCTATAAACTCCCACCGCTTACGGCTGATAACTTCCGTTACTGTCTGTTCTAATATTGTAGCAATCTCGGAGGCTTCTATAGTTTCGTTGAGAGAATCAATCTCATCGGAGCCTATACCTTCTCCCAGTTGCTGTATCAATTGTAGTATGGTTCTCTTGGCCATGGTTATTTACCTTTACGTTTAGTAGGTTTCTTAACAGGCGCTTTCTTACCTTGCTTTCTTTTAAGTATCTTCTTCTTTTTGGGTGTATGTATTGGCATAATGTTATCCCTCTGATTCAGCAGTGAATGGTGTTACTCTGCCTATTAGTTCAAAATCTTTTCCTGCCTCTGACTCGTAGCGGTACGACACTACTCTACCTGTGCCACGTACCCTGAGACGGGTATCTACTACACTGTACGGGTAGGCTAGTTCCGTTACTGTCTTATTAAAGCGAAGAGTACTGTACTTCCACGCCTGCTGCGGGGTACTCCATTTGCCTGAGGCATCGTCTATTGCGAAGTCAAACTTAGCAGTTAACAGGCAACTATAAATGCTGGACGTTATCATTGTAAATCCTTACAGAGGTGGTAGTTCATAATATCCTCCGGGTAGTAGGTTCTTGCTATCCTTACTAAAGTAACTGTGTATATACGTAGGTCTGCCTCTTGTATGCGGTGCCCCTAAGTTGAACTCAGCAAACTCTACAAAGGAACTCATAGCCAAGCCTACACTCGCGGGGTCAAAGTCTCGCCAGTCAGTAAACGACCTATCATGTAGTGTGGAGAATGTAAGCTTGTACTCTCCACTGTCAAACACTAAGGTAGCTATCTTAATTTCACTAACTTGTCCTGCGTCAGCTATTATATCCTGTGTTAGTGTACTCGCATCAGTTAGGGTTACAGGAGTAAGGTCTGATTCTGTTACAATCTCATTGGTAACCTCTCCGGCTGCAATAGGATTAACTGTGGTAAGCCCTATTACTTCAGGGAAATCATTTGCGGAATCTTCTCCTATACTAAACTTGTAAAATCCCTTAACATCTAAATCTAATACTAGCACTCTATTGGCGTTACGCAGTACCTGTGTATCGTCCTTAGCCGTATCCCTATATGCCCAATAAATCTTGCGCTGTTCAGGAACATAAACAGTGGTAGCAACCTCCCTCGCAGATGCTGATATGTTTACGTAGAACTGCTGTATGCTATTCTGAGTAATGTTGGAAGCAATAGCGCCCCCTGTCTCACTCAGGGCTATCTGCATAATCCCTTCTATACCGAAGTAGTATAACTGTCCTTCTGCATGTACTACACTGGACGCACTAAGTGCTCCTGAGGAATGCACCTTGTCCACACGTAAGTTAGTGGCGGTCATAGCACTAGAAACATCAGCACCAGTTAGGTACCACACTCCGTTGGATGCTAGCATTACTACACCGTTACCAAACTCTTGTAAGCTGTATACTTGTCCTACTCCGGGAGTGGGCAGGAAGCCCCCATCCGTAGCTATTAAGTCATTAATCTCTGCTGCTGTAGGGTCTGCCTCTTGGAAGCATTTGGCAGCTCTGTCGTCGTTTAAGAGTTGCTGGCTGTAGAATATACCATTGCCTCTACCTTGTACTTCTGGCGATGAGTAGAACACTCTGCCTTGGTGAAAGGTTACAGCCTGTGGTCGCAAGGCAGTGACTACGTCAGCAGGTGCTGTGGCACAGTCAGATACAACACTGTACTCCTTATTAAATGCATCTAATATGTAGTGGCCTTTAGGCGCAGGAGTATTACCTAAGTATGCATCTCTAACAAATACAGGGTCAAACACTAAGTCTCCTGCAGAATCTGTAACGATACCTACTGTCATTATATCCGCATTACTAGGCCAGAAACCATCTACTAATGCTGCAGGCAATGAGTTACAAATGCCAGTATTTGCAGGAGCACCCCTTGCTAAGTTTAGATTTTTATCCGTCCATCCCTGATTAGTTAGATTATAGTAATGTTCTTTCGTAAGACTGGCAGGTCTTTCGTCTATGGCAAGACCATCATCCACTCCCTCAAAGTCGCGTTGCTGTAGTATAAGTTCAGTGGAAGTAAATGTGGTGCCATCGTAGGTTATCTTAACAGGTTCCATAAAAGCACTGACCACAAATAACGCACCCAGTCCTGAGGCAGTTTCCATAGGAAATCTTCCTAGCTGTGCTCTATCTACAGCGTGGTCTGCCAGTGTTATCTCTCCTAAAAACTGAGAGGACACGGGACTTAGCTGTGAGTAGAACTGTAGAACTAGTCCGATTTGCTGCACTATAATGTTCAGAGTGCCTGAGTTATTTACAAACTCCCACAAGTGAGTACTGAATGCAAGGGTCTGTATGTTACCCTTGAGCAGTATACCCTCTGCAGGAGCTGTTAGCACCACGGGCTGCTCTACATCTATACCCGGTCTGCGGCGAATGCTACCATCTGTGTCAATGATACAATTGTCTATGTCAATGGCAGCTTCCTGAGGAAATCCTAAAGGAGTGAACTCAGTAACAAAGCCACGTGTGACTTGGATTTTTCCATCTATTGCCTTTTGTCTAGCCATTATCGTACCCTTAGCGTTGCATCTGAAACCAGTAAGTTTACACTATCAGTTTCATTCTCCACAAATACTTCTATAAAATCTGTGCTAGCCATATCAATCTGCCACGGGATAGTAATTACCTTTGGGTCGCTTGAATCTACATGAGTTGATATACCACTCGCAATTACAGCAGTCCCATTCAATGCTACATAACAACGGACAATCTTATTAGTACCTGACACAGGTTCAATGGCTACAGTAATATCTATAGGGGTTACTAAGTTACGTTCTCCATTGTACGTTACCCTGCCTGCTGCAGTGTTGCTATAGTGTGATGCTCTTACTGATACCCAAGTACCTTCCACGAGTGTAGGTACGCCTACAGATACTACAGTGGCTGTAGCGTTAGCTGTTAGGGAAGTTAAAGCGTCAGGCATGGTATCAGGTACATTACCGTTACCTATAAAGTTCCAACGTATATCATCAATAGTGATTCCCGATAAAGGAGTAGTCACGCCCGCAAAGGAGCCGTTGTTAACATTAGCAATGAAGTTAGTTGTGATGTTAGCACTACCTGTAGCACCTTTAAGTCCTATGGAGCCTGCTCCGCCTATGAATAAGGGGTCAGTAATTTCTATTGTCTGCAGTACACTAGTGCCCAAGTCTATACCTACGAATGATGTGCCACTGCCTATAAGCGCGACCTGTCTAATCGAGACTACTAGGGTTACGTTGCCTGCTATAGTAATACCATCAGCACAATTTGTACACGAGGAGTTAGTTACTAAAACGGAAACCATTTTATCAAATGTTCCCCACTTGGTACACGCAGTTGCGCGGACACTTCTTATATCTATTATCTTAGTACCGCCTGTTGCTGTTTCTGACATATCAAATATTTCTGCAGTGGCAGAATTTAGCAGTATATCTTTAATAAGAAAGCTAACATCTACCCCAACGAACATAGGTGTAGTTCCTGTGTAAGTTAACTCAGGGGCTAGAAAGTTCAGAGATGTTACTAGGTTGTTAATGCCTAGTGTTATAAAGTTAGTGCCTATATTAATTGGTGCAGCAAATATGTAGTTAGTATTACTAGCCAGAGTAATAGTACCTCCTGAGGGAGTAGGCAAGTCCGCAAGTACATTAACTACTACAGTGTTGTTACCTACAGGCAAGGCAAATGTGCCACTACCAGCGCCATCCGCAGTGTATATAGTTCCTTTAGCTGCTGACGCTATACCTTTAGGTTCGTGTAACTCAATGCCTGTTAGGGCGTTATGAAGAGCCATAAGTTTATCCTTATAAACAAAAAAGGGAACCCTAAGGCTCCCTATTTAA